GCATGGCAGGCCGAAGGCGCGGCGTTCGTGGCATGGCGTGATGCGGTTTGGACTGCGGCGCTGGCAATGCTGGCGGCGGTGCAGGCGGGCGGGGACATTCCAGAAAGCCCGATTGCGGGGCTTCCTGAAATGGAGTGGCCCGCATGACTTGGCTGGAACGCCTTGAGCAAATCGGGATTGCCGCAACCACGTCCATCATTGCGGCAATCGGCGCGGCGATTTGGTGGTTTGTCCGCGCGGTATTCACAGACCGGAGTCGGCTGTCGCTGCTGGAAAGGGAAATGCGCGACCGCGTGCAGCGGCATGACGATCTGCGCACCGATGTAGCGCGGCAATTCGACAAGGTGGACGAAAAGCTGACCCGGATTGAGACGGTGCTGATTACGGAGAACCGCAAATGAAGATCAACAGTGCCGCGCTTGACCTTATCAGGGAATTTGAAGGTTTCCGCGCAAAAGCCTATCTGGACGAATTGGCAAAGCCGCCGATCTGGACGATTGGCTACGGCACTACGGCGCGTGCCGGGGTCGGGATTGAACCGCGCGCCGGAATGACGATCAGCAAGGCCGAAGCTAATGGCTACCTTATGCGCAGCGTTGAAAAGTTTGCTGCACAGATAGCGCCGATGATCAAAAGGTCGGTCAACGAAAACGAATTTGGGGCGATGGTGTCGCTTGCCTATAACATCGGTCCCGGCGCGTTCAACAGGTCATCGGTTCTGCGCCGTTTCAATTCAGGTGACAAAGCTGGGGCTGCGGATGCATTTCGGCTTTGGAACAAGGCCGGGGGCAAAGTTTGGGCGGGGCTTGTGCGGCGGCGTGAAGCCGAACGCGCGCTATTCCTGCGGCCCGTCAACATAAAGCCCGAACCGGCCAAGCTGATCTCCATGAATGTGGGAATCCCTAATCGCCCTGATCCGGGGCATGTTCGGAAAGATGAAAGCATGACACTTGTAAATCAACCGACCGCAGCCCCTACCCGCAAGTGGTGGGCGCTTGTCATCGCGGGCTTCGTTGTCAACGGCGGCTTCGGCGCGCTTGATGCGCTTTGGCCGGATCACCCCTTCGCCCCGTACAAGGCCGAAATCATCGGCTGGGCCGTTTTGGGTGTCAGTGCCATTGCCGCATACATGACGAAGAACCGCGCATGATCTGGACTGACATCGCGCAGGCGCTGTGGAAGCCCGTAGCGGCCCTTCTGGCGCTTCTGGGCATCTACTTAGCGGGAAGGCGACATGCCCGCCAGAAGGCCAAATCTGAGGCCGCTACGGCCAAGCTGAAAACCATGAAAGAGGTACAGGCACATGCGCGCGAAGCCGAAACGCAAGATGATGATGCTCTGGTCGCTCGGCTTACTCGCAAGCCTTAGCGCTTGTTCAGTGCCAGGTGACTTCTGCGAGGTTGTATCAGGTCCGATACAATTCCCGGAACAAGTGGCAGCGGTGGTGGTGCAAGGCGCACGCCCGGAGGCCGTGAAGATCGACACGCAAAACAGATACGGAGCCGCGCGGTGCGGCTGGAACGACTAAGCTAGGAACAAACCTTGGCAAACCAGACCGTCACCACTGCCGTCAACTATGACGACGCCGCCATTTCGGGCCTGCTTGACGGCGAGTCCATCACGATTAACGGCGGGGCGCTGAAGATTGATGCTGATACGCAGATCAATCAGCAGGCGGCTGCGTTTGGTATTGTCACGCTTTCATCGACGTTGGGGGGCTCGGTCCTGATCGACGGCACCAAGGTTTGGGAAGTGCCGTTTTCCTCGTCGTCTGGAAACGTCCCGACGCAGGCTGCCCTTGGCAGTAACGGCGTCACAGGGGGCACCAGTGGCGCGACGGGCGAGTTGACCCGTGTATGGGCGGCGGGATCGTTTGACCCTGCCACAGCGGGCGCTGCGATGCCTGCGGCGGGCTATATCAAGCTGCGGTCCAAGACCGGGAATTTTCAGGCAGGCGAGACAATCACCCTGCCGGGTGGAGCCACGATTGTTGCCAGCAATGCGGGCAAGCGGGGCGCTATTCAGGTCATTGCCCGCACCATTGGCGGCACCAGCGTCAATATGGTAGTGCCGCGCCTGTCCTCTTGTGTTGTCGATGGCGACTGGTACGACCTTGGAACAACGAACGGCGCGGATAACCAGACTTTCACGCTGCCGGTGCGAGAGGAATTGGGGGGCGTCCAGATTGAGACCGCCCCCGGCTCGGGCGTCTATGAGTGGTATGCCAACGCAGGCGACATCTGGAACGGCCACCACACCGTCAACGAAGCCCTGACCGCCACCAATGCGACTCTGACAAGGAATGCTATTTCGGCGTTTCCCTATCCAGCGGCGGAACGCCTGCGGGAAACGGCGGCAACGGGTGTGCATAATGCGTCCTTTGCCCTGAGTGGATACGCCACTGCATTCCCAGCAGGCACCTACACCTTTTCCGCTGTCTTGAAAAAAGACACGCGCCAATGGGCCGTGGTGCAGTTTGCCACGAACGGCAGTGCCGACCGCTTCGGTGTGCTGATAGATTTGGACGCGGGGACGCTTAGTGCAATTCCCAACGTCGGAAGTCCGACCGGGACATCATCCTCCATAGCGGCGCTTGGCAACGGCTGGTATCGGGTCAACGTCACGATTAACCACACGGGCGCGGGTCAGACCGGCCAGTGCATTATCGCGACCTCAAACTCCGCGACCCCGACCTATGTAACCGGCCTGCCGTCCTTCACTGGCAGCGCCTCCGAGGGTGTCAATATCGCCCTGTCGCGGCTGGAAATGGCGACTTTCTCCTTCATCCCGACTGATGTTCGCGGAAAACATTGCGGCGTGGACCCGATAGCGGGGACTGTGCAGCTTGCGCTTCGCGGGGCGAACAATTCCGGCTTCAAGCCGCCGTCAGGCTGCAAAGTCAGGATACCGAACGTCTTCCTGTCCACCACTACGCCGGTAGATAACTTTGCGCCGATGCTGACCGCGATCAACACGCGGTATTACTTCAACTCCGGCAATCCCGGCCCCACGGTTAAAGGGGCTGTACTGAATTGGTTCAATACCGGGAACATGGTGATTTCCGATAGCTGCTCGACGCAGTTTATTGGCAGTACATCAATCGCTAACTGCTGCGTCGGCGTGGGCCTGATGCCTTCAAGCACGACCGCTCTGGCATTTGCAAACGCCTTTGCCGGAGGTGCAACGGATAGCCGGTTTACCCGTCGCAGCAACACGGTGGTTTTCAACGCAGCGGCCACCACGAATGTCGCCTTTCGTCGGTGCCGGTTTGACCTGATTGCCCGCTGGCAGGGCCTTTCTCAGCGGGTGCCGGGTGGCGGTGCCTTTCATGCTGTCGCTGTGAACTTGGGGATGTCCAACTGCGTTCTTGAGGATTGCGAAGTCATCAATGGGCAGACGACAATCGGCGCGGGAAACTCAAACGTCCTGATCAAAAACTTCAAATACGCTGATGTCATGACCGGCGGTACACCGGCACTGGCAAGTTCGGCTTTCGCCTTCACCGGCACAAACATCGAGCTTGACGGCTTTTCATCCCTCGGCGGGCTGCCCAATGTGCATCCTTACGACCAGATCGTTAACCTTGCTGCCGGGTACTTCTCCAACCTGAAAATCTCCAACATCGGCACCCCTACTGCTCCATACGACTGCGGTTCAGCAAATCCTATGGGGTTTATCGTAAACGGGGGGCCGGGTTCCGGGGCCACGTTCCGGCGTATCTACACCACGAATAATCGCACTGGGGCGATGAATTTCGTCACAACCATGCCGTTGGTTGAAATGTTCGACGTGTGGGGGACTGGATCGCAATTCATTGATTTGAGCGGCCCCTCTATTACCAGCCGAGGCGGTCGCTGGTCGAATTTCCGGCGTGGATTTGTGGGTGCAAACGGCACGCATTGGGATGATGCTTATAACTCCACCACGACCGGGCGCATTTCGGTCATGGCAAACGAGCCTACAGCCGCTTCCGCAAGCCAGTTTTCCGGCACGTTCGGGATTGGCTCCGGCTATACCGGCGCGGGCAGCATTGTTCTTTCAAAGCTGACGGATGAAGCAGTCTGGACCTCGCCCTATCGGTTTTATGGTCACACCGCTTTCGGTGGCGGTGGATCACCCGGCGGGACAGACACGCAAAACCTGATCTGGGAATACAAGATAGACACGGGAGGCGGGTTCGGCGGCAGTTGGACGTTCCTCGCAAACACGGTTCGGACTGTAGGCAACCCGGCAGACGGCGCTACCACGGTCACAATGAGCGCTGGCGACAGGGCTGCACTGACACGCCAGCCGCAGATCGGGGATTTTATCCAGCACAGCACCTTTCGCCTGCCGCAGGATACGACCATCACGAACATTGTCGGGGACGTTATTACCGTCTCCAACGCTTTCATTTCCAGCCCGCTTGGCGCAAGCGGCACAATCAGCTTCTCGCCGGTCAACGTCGCGGTCAGCCCAACCAATGGCTACCTTTTGCAAATCCGGTGCCGCGCGATTGTGGCCGCAGCGGGTACGCTCACATCCGGGTTTTCGGCGGGTATCCAGACTAATGCGACGGATCAGCAGATACCGCATCCGCTGCCGGGGTCACTGGTCAACATCACCAATCTTGTTCCGCAATCGCGGGTCAAGGTGACACGGGTGGACACGGGGGCCTTGCTGCAACAAGCGTCTTGCGGTGCGGGAACGACCCTGAACTTCGACTTCCAGTACACAGGGGCGGTCCTGATCGAAGCACGAAATGCCAGCGGCAGCCCGGCTTATAAGCCTTGGGTCACGCAGGCGTCTATTTCCCCTTCGGCAACGGCAAATGTCGTCGCCCTTCAAGAATCCGACCAATAAAGGGAGCCGATAAATGGCCATTGGTGATGACTTCCAGATCAGCGCAACCGGCGACATCCGCCGCCAGTCTGGTGCAAGCGCGACCGTCTACTCCGTTTTGGCGCTGCACCAATGGTTGCAGGACTTGGCAGATGATCCGGCGGCAACGGGCAATGACCTGCTTGATATTATCGCGCCGAACCCGTCGAAGCTGGACGGCCCGCGCGATGCGGCAGTTGCTTCGCGCTTGAACCTGCTGACTGAGGGCGCGGTTGCCTTCAATCTTGACGACACTGCCGCGCAGTTTGTCAACTTCGGCTCAATCAAGCAAACCGGGGCGGCGGTCCAATACTCGGGCCTGAAAACCATCGGCGGCATTGTCGCGGGCAGTCCGATCTATGTTGTTCAAAGCGGCAGCAAGATTACAAGCTTCTGGCCGAACGGTCACGTGCAAATCCTCGTCAAGGTCCGCACGGGCGGCTCCCTTATCGACAGCGGCAACGTCACGGCTTTCAGCCGGAAATGGGGCCAGACCTATTCGCACTTCGACGTGAACCTTGCGGCGGGTGGCGAAAGCAACGCGGCTCTTTCAACAGCCCTGGACAGCAATATCCTGCTGACCGAAATTCAGGCGGCGGCGCTGTCCGCCAAGGTCGCTGTGACCTTCGGCGATACCACGCAAGACCTCGGCAACGGCAACGGCGGCAAGCTGTATAAAGGCACCATCACGCTGTCCGGCGGTGCCACATTGTCAGAAGCCTACCAATACCTGCAATACCTCACGCGGGAAAACAGCGCGGCCACCCTAAACAGCGTCCCCGGATGGCGCTACCGGGTGCTGAACGCGGCCTACACCGAAATTCCTGCGGCACCCTTCGGCACCTTCGCGGGGGGTACATTCTTTCTTGCGCAAGGCTGGTGGATTACCGGCGTTCTTCCGGCAGAGGCCACGCGCTACCAGCTTATCGCGCATGATGGCACAACGCAGGTTCCGCCGACTGTTGTAGGCATCACCGTGGGCAACCTTGTGTCCGGCGACCGGGTGCTTGTGGCGCGGGACAACGGCTCGGGCGGGCTGCTCAAAGACGAATATACGCCGGTTGCCGCATCGTCGGGGGCCACGGCCCTGCAAATTGTGGAAAGCATCAAAACGGACACACCTTCGACAGGTGTCATCCGGATCAAGGGGCTGCGGTACACATACTCGTCCTTCAACGCTGGCACCAAGACCTTCTCGGGTCTGTCCCCGGCTTTGGCGAGTAACATTGTCACGGCGGATGATGTGTTCGTTCCCTTTATCGACCGGCAAGCGACGGGCGCAGCGGAAAGCGTCACTTTCATCTACTCGGCCAACTTCAACACCCGCGTCGATGTGCGCAACGGCAGTGGGGCTTCGCCTATCGTGCCATTTTCCACCACGCTGTCGATCACCAATGCAGGCGGTAGCGTGAACGCAAGCCGCAACAGTGATGTGTAATGGCCTATTACACCGCGCCGTTCACATTTGATTTTGTGGCGTCCCGCATTGATGTGGATGTGGGGGTGGTCGATGTTGACTGCGCCACGCTTTACACTGCGATAAAAGCCGCACAGGCCAGCATTGAGGGGATTATCTATGGCCAAATCGGCAGAGGATCGGGGCTTAGCGTCCTTGGCCCCGGCGTCCAAGTCGGTCTCACCGTCGAAGTATTGGGGGACTGGCAACTTCGGTTCCCTGCCGGAAATTACATCGCCCGAATTGCCGGTGGAAACTTCATTGGCGGACCTGGTGGAGACCCCATTTCCTACACCGCCGGAGTCCAAACCCTTCTAATTCAGTCCGCCGCGTCAACAGTGGTGACGGCAGGCGGCAGCGTGCCGACGGCTGCACAGAACGCAGCGGCAGTGCTGGCGGCGGCACAGGCTACGCCCATCCACGCGGATATTCAGCGGGTCAACGGCGTTGAGATTATCGGGAGCGGCGTTCCCGGTGACAGTATGCGGCCTGCCTGATGACTGTCTGGGCAAGCGGTTTCTGGCAACCCGGCTTCTGGGCTGCCGGATTCTGGCAAGAGGTCGTCACCGACAGGCCGGGGACGCGACCGGGAGACCCGCCGAATGGTGGCGTCATCCTGAGCGACCCGCAAAGTGGCGCATTGCTGTCCGACGGCATGACGTTTGGCGATTTGCTATCTGGCGAAGCGCGCGGCGGCGCACTTCTGGGTGAAGCAGAGACATCAGGCGTGCTTCTTTCCGGCGGGGTTAGGGGCGGGGCAATCATTTCGGCGGACGGCTTGTCAGGGCGGCTTATGACCGGCGCGGCCCGAGGCGGGAAGATTATCGCAGAGAAAACGTCTGGCACGCTTTCTTTGCCGGAAACGGGCGGTCTAATCGTGAGGATGCAATGAATATAGGACCATTCTACATCAAGCGCGGCGATACCTCCCCTGCAATCCGCTTTGCGCTGCTACCGGCGACGGTGGTTCTGACCGGGGCCACGGTGCGGTTTCAGATGCGCGCCCGGAACGGGGCCACAGTGATTGACGCGGCGGCTGTGGTTGTGACCGCAACCGGCACACCGACAGTCGAATATAGCTGGCAGGCCGGGGATACCGCGACCGCTGGCTTGTTCGAAGCGGAGTTTCGCGTGACCTACGCCGGGGGCAGGATCGAGACGTTCCCCAATGACGGCTTCATAGCCGTCCGCATTTCGGAAGACATCACGTAACTCAGGAGTAGGTGCCATGAAAACACTAGCGGCCTTGGCCGTCTGCTTTGCCATGCCTGCCTTCGCGGATACCAAATGCGGCGGGTACGCTGATATGGCAGCGGCGTTGTCCAAAGAGTTCGGCGAGGCGCAGCGGTTTGTCGGGATCGACAGCCGGGGACTTGTCACCGTCCTGTTTTTCAACCCCGACACGGCAAGCTGGACGGTGTTGTTCGTCTCCCCGGACGGGCGGGCCTGCGTGATTGCGGCGGGCGTGAACGGCGAGTTTGTTGCGCCCGGAAGCCCTGCATGATTACGCCTGACCACGAAAAGACCCGCCGCTTGGAAGCCATTAAACGGCACCTCGGCGAAGGCGGGTCTATCGCGTCTGCGGCCCGTGAATTGGGATGCAGGCCGGGGACATTGAGCGAGTGGACGCGCAGTTCGCTTGGCGTCAATAACAGCCGTGACCTAGCCGTGCAAACGGCAATGGACGCGGTAGGCACGGGGCTTGTGCCGCATTCCATGTGGACGATAGTTCGCCCCAAAGACGGGGAGCCGGGGTTTTCGGTCTACCACAAGATCGAGCAGACCCCGGAAGACGTGGCAGAGCGTATCAGGGCCGCGCTGGAAGGGCTAATCCCTGCGCAGCCGGTCATTGCACCGGAATCCGTTATGGCCGATCTGTGCGCCGTGTATCCGCTTATGGACGCCCATGTAGGGATGCAGGCGTGGGGCAAAGAAACTGGCGGGCAAGACTATGACCTGACCCTTGCCGCACAGGACATGCGGCAAGCATTCGCAAAGGTGCTGGCCCTGACCCCGGCAGCGGAAAAGGCGGTGCTGCTGATCGGCGGCGATTATTTCCACAGCGACGATACCCGCGCAGAAACCCCGGCGTCGAAGCACAAGCTGGATATGGACGGTCGATTCCATAAGGTGCTTGACGTGGGCATTGCCATCATCGCGGAAACCGTGGACCGCCTGCTAGCAAAACATGCTAGCGTGACCTTAAGGGTGCTTCGCGGCAACCACGATCCGCATAGCCATCTGGTGCTGACCTTTGCACTTGGGGAACGCTATCGCTTGGAACGCCGCGTGGAAGTGGACAAGTCGCCCCGTGATCTATTCATGCTGCAATGGGGCAAGTGCGCTATATTTGCGCACCACGGGGACAAGGGCAAGCCGCAGCAAATGGCGCTATACCTGTCGGACGTTTGCCCGTTCTGGTCGGATACCCGTCACCGGCACTACCTTGTCGGGCATGTGCATCACGACCATGCCAAAGACCTTGGCCCGCTGCGCTATGAAAGCCTTCGGGCGTTCTGCCCCCCGGATGCCTACGCGGCGTCGATGGGATACGGCGGCAGGCGGGCGCTGCAAAGCATGACGTTTGACCGGCGCGATGGGCTGGTGCTTAGGGCGCTCGATCCGATTGAGCGATAAGCATTCTGAGCAACATCTGCACCGCCTTTGGCGGCTTGTTCACGCCACGCTCAAGGTCGCTGATCGACTGCTTGTGAGCGTAGCCCAGGGCTTCCGCCAATTCCGCCTGCGTCATACCCAAACGCAGGCGGGCGGCGCGGACCTCAGCGGCGGTCACCTCCATCCATCCCGATAATCGTCCTCAGACATGGGATTGTTCGGATCATTCCGCACGATAGGCTTTGCGGGCATGTAGCGCTCTTTCTCAGCGGAAGCGGCCATCATCCGCAATACGGACGCTAGGTCACGCGCCTCTTGCGGGGTCAATGCAATGTGAGCGTCTGGGTTCCAAAGAAGAACCACGACTTCGCCCTTCGGCGATGTATCGACTGTAACTTTGGTTGATTTCCTGAAATCCATCACGCCACCTTTTCCTTTGCCGCGACCGGCACCTCAATCCACTCGTGATAGGTCTTACCGTTGCTGGCGACAATGGAATGTGAGGTAGCCCTAACCCTAACCGGTGGCGAAGGCCGATGGTCATATGTCAACGGCGAGAGGTCGGCGCGCACCGCCATGTATTCGGCTTCGCGCAGGCTCGATGTCTCTCCGAGGTACATCGCAAATCCAACGCCCAATTCGCTGTTAACCGCCAGCACCGGCAGGCTCACGACCTCGCCGCGAACAATGCGGCCATCGGCGGTTGTGAAGTATTTGGCTGTCATCACGCCACCGTTTCCTTTTCCGGCATGATGATGTCATAGAGCCGCGCAAGGCTCTGGTCGTCACAAATCAACAGATAATCGCGGATTGCGCTGGCGGGAAGGTTTTGCCCGCCTGATGCAAGAGTCTGCGCCTCTGTGGCGAGGGCTGCTTTCATCGCCTTGGCTTTGTCTTGGCTGGTCATGTCGTTTCCTCCTTCATTGATGTGTGCGCCCGAAGGCGGTTAGGCGGCGACAGTTGGGCAAGGGTGTTGGGGTCAAGCATTGGCCAGTTCTTCGGCCTCGTCCAGTTTCCCCATGAGGATATCGGCCTGCCCCGCCTGTAGTACAAACTGCGATGCAAGCGAGTGCTGGCCAGTCACGCGCAGATGTGCCGCGTGATCTGCGAAGCGGTCGCGCCCTATTTCCAAGGCGATGCGCAGCAGGTGCGCCTGCTCGTCCGTCATGGTCAAAGTCACCATCTCTGTATCTCCCGTTTGCGTTTCGATACCCTCAATATAAGCGCGCCGCTTACAATGTCAACAGGCAATCGCATGAAATTTGCAATCCTTCGCGGCCTCACGCTGCACATCTTCGATGACGGAAAAGAGGTTGCCGTAGTGCCGCTCACAGACAGGGCGGCATTGGGGCTGGCATCTGACCTGATCGGGGCCACCCTGCGGGCTACGCAGGACGGGCGCAACGTGATCCGGGGGGTGTGATTTTGCGAAGTGCGCTTAGGTTCGCTGAACCTGTGTGAACCTGCTTTGCTTGGTCAAACCAAGAACATGCCCAATCTGCGAAGGGTGCGTTTGACGAAAAATCAATAGCTTGGCGGGGGGACGGTTTTTTTACACCGAAGATGTCGGGGGTTCGAGCCCCTCACAACCCACCATTAAATCAAAGACTTATGCCAAAACTGCGAAGTGCGCTACGGTTCATCGTACTTTAAGCGCCCTCCCAAAGTCGAGAATCTCTGCCGCATCGCGCAGGTGATCCGGCGAAAACCTCCCATAGACCCGCTCGGTGATCGAGGTTGACGAGTGGCCCAGGTACTGCGCGACCCGCGACATAGGCACGCCGCCAGCGACCATGTGGACGGCGGCGGTGTGGCGCAGGACGTGAGGCGACACGCCGGACAGTCCGGCATTGGCGACCGCAGATGCGAAGCCCTTGCGGATGGACTTGACCGGCCCGCCCGCCCATTCGATCACATAGTCAGTCAGCGCGGCCTCTTTGGCCACGGCCAGCACCGCGCGCAGGCTGTCATTCATCGGCACAGTGGCCCGACCCTTGCGCGGCCCCTCGGCATCGGCGCGCAGGTTGATTTGGCCCCGGTCAATATCCACGCGGTCCCATGTCAGGTCCAAGACTGCGCCAACCCGGCCAGCCGTCTTGAGCATCAGGTGAATGGCCGTCTTGATGTGCGGCTCACAATCTGCGGCCAGCAATCGTTCAATCTCTGTCGAGGTCAGGAACCGTTCTTTCGGTGCGGGCTTTGACGGGCGTTCTATCGCCGGGGCTTTGGCGATCAAGTTATGCTGCGCCGCCCATGACAGGACTGTTCGCAGGTGGCCTAGTTCTGTCCAGACCGATCCGGTCTTGATGCCAGCTTTCTTTCTTGTGGCAGCGTAAGCGCGACAATGGGCGGTGGTGATCTGGTCGGGGCGCAGTGCGCCAAAGTGGTTGCAGATCGGCAAGCCGGTGTATCGCATTGTCTCAGCCACAGACCGGCCCTTGCGGTCGGCGCGATAGGCTTCCCAAAGAGTGGCGACGGTAGATACCTCTGGCGTGATCGTCTCGCGCCTAATGCGGTCTATCGCTTCGCTTTCCGCGTCTTTTCGCGTGAGTGCAGCAAGACGATACCGGCGTCTCTTTCCATCTTCCCACCAGGTAACAACGAAGCCTCCGTTGAGCCGCCCGATGCGATATTCTGACATGCCTCGTATTCCTCCACCGCGACCATCGGTATGCGGATCATGCGACCGACCCGGAACCCGTGCAAGTCCCCTCGTTTCACCAACTGTCGCACGGTTTCGGCAGAGCAGAGCCAGCGGTCGGCCAGCATTTCGGGAGTGAGGGGGCGGATAG